ATAAACCACAAAAGGTAGAGTTAGGTGCAATAGATGATTTTGAAAAATTATTTAATAAATCTATTGATGCTAGTGTTAAAATTGGAACTACTTTTATTGATGCAGTATCTAAAGCACAAAATAAATATAAAGGTAATATTGCTAATATGGAAAAAGCATTAAAAGTAGGAAGTGATATTAAAAAATCAGCTAAAGAACTTGGTATAGATTTACCGAAAGCAGTAATTAATAAAATAGATAGTGCAGAAGCAAATATAAAAGAAGAAAAAGGTATAATATCTAAATTGCAAAAATTATACAACTTATTTTAAAAATCAAATAAATAAATAACTATTCTATTATATAGTATAAACTTAAATTTAAGATAAATATTATGGACATAAAAAAACAAATCAAAATAGCTTTAGGACTTGATACAGAAGAAGTAGTATTAGGTTTTCAAGCTAAAACAGAAGATGGTACTATAATAGTATCTACTGCTGAAGAATTAGAAGCAGGTGTAGACATTTCAGTATTAACTGAAGATGGAACTACAATATTATTACCTGTTGGAACTTATAAACTTGACACGGGCGTATCTTTTAGAGTTGAAGAAGAAGGTATTGTTGGTGAAGTTATAGAGTCAGAAACAGAAGAAGAAGAAACTCCAAAAGAAGAATTAGCTGAAGAAGAAGATAAAGATGATTATGAAGAAGAAAGTGAAGCTGAAGAAACTGACTGGGCAAAGACGTATGAAGAAATGAAAGAAAAAGTACAGAATTTAGAAGATGCTATAGCTGATATTAAAAAGCAAATAGGTGAAGGTGGTGATGTAGAAGAAATGACAGAAGAAACTGTTGAACCATCTACTAATCCAAGAACAAAAACTACTAAAACAACAGAAGTAGTTGAATTTTCAGCAGAAGAAGAATTAGAAAAACTAAAAGCTGAAAACGAAAAACTTAAAACTGAATTAGCAGAAAGTCCAGCAGACGCACCTGTTAATACAAATAAATTTAGTGCAGATAGACCAACACTAAACAGAACACAATACAACAAACTTTCTAAGCAAGAAAGATTTTTATATAACTTAAATAAATAAATAAAAAATTATGGCAACAACATTCACAACGACTAGCAATTTTGCAGGTAAGGCAGCTGGATTTTACATTTCAGCAGCATTAAAAGAAGCAAAATCATTAGATTACTTAACTTTGATAGAAAATATCAAATTCAAGTCAAACATTCAACGTATGGCAGGTTCAAGTATCATTCAGGATGCAACTTGTAACTTTACACCAACAGGTACATTAGCACTAACAGAAAAAGTGTTAGAACCTAAAAACTTACAAATTAATATGGATCTTTGTAAATCTACATTACTAGATTCATGGGAAGCATTACAAATGAGAGCAGGAGCAGGAGCACCTCCACCAGCATCTTTTGATGACTATGTTATATCTTACATGGCTGATATTATAGCACAAGCAACAGAAGAAAGTATCTGGGAAGGTACAGCAGTAGCAGGGAAATTTAACGGATTCTTAGGAGCAGCAACAGGTTACTTATTACCAGGTGTTGATGCAACAGTTATTCAATCTTCAGCTTCAGCAGCTTATACAGCAGATAACATTATTGCTAATTTACAAACTTTAACTGCTGATATGGCAGCTAATGTTTCAGCAATATTAAGAAAGGAAGATTTACACATCTACATGAGTCCTAAGACTTATGCTTTTTATATTTCATCAGTATCTCCATTAGGATATGTTAATGCTTACAATATGAATGGTGATTATGAGCCTGTATTTGAAGGATATAAAATTGCAGTTTGTCCAGGTATGGCAGAAAATCAATTAGTAGCTGCTGAAAAATCAAATCTTTTCTTTGGAACTGATTTACTTTCAGATGCAACTAGAATTTCTATTATGGATATGGCTAACCTTGATGGTTCAGATAACATGAGATTAGTAGCAAGATATTCAGCAGGAGTTCAAACAGGAGTTGGAGCAGATATAGTAAGACAATCATAATAATACAAAATAGAGGGTTGAAATATACCCTCTGTTTTTAACTTTTAAAACAAATTAAATATGGCGTGTACAGCATTAACTAAAGGACGTGGATTGACTTGCGACAGAATCGCAGGTGGCGTGAAATATATTTATTTTGGAGTTTATGATGATTTCAATGCATCAGCATCAACAGGTGAAGTATTAGGTACAGGTATAGTAAGGTCAGCAGGTGAAATTACCGATATAGAAATGGCTACATCAACAGGCTTATATCGTTATGCTTTACCACGTGGTGAATCTAGCTTAACAGAAACTATTGTAGGATCAACTGAAGCAGGAACTATTTACTATACTCCTCAGATAACAATGAAATTAAATCAGCTATCTAAAGTAGACCAGAATCAAGTAAAGCTATTAGCTAAAACTAAATTGGTAGTATTTGCAGAACTTAATCAGTTAAATTCAGCAGGTAAAAATGTAATACTTTGTATGGGTGCTGAAAATGGAATGAGATTAAATAGTGGTACTAATTTAAGTGGAGCAGCATATGCAGACCATAATGGTTATTCATGGACGTTTGACGGCATGGAAGAAGAACCAATGTCTACAGTTGCAGATTATACAACTAATCCATTTGACAATACTGCATTTACAAATGTATCTATAACGATATCATAACTTCTTGACACTTTATAGTGTTTTCATATATTTTCTTGAAGAAGAGGGTTTAATACCCTCTTTTTCTTTACTAAAACAAATAAATTCAGACTTTTTCTATTATATAGTATGCTACAAGTAACATATTCAGATTATCAATATACTTTTTATGTTTCTTTATTAGAAAATAGAAACAATAGTAAGACAAATCAAGTATTAAGTCCTTATCTAACTGATTCAAGTTATGGTTATTTATGGAGGTTTATTAATGATATGTCTGGTGAAGAACAATGGAGTTATGGAGTTAAAGGAGTGATGAACGACAGATATGTATCATATAATTTCTTTAACGATTCCACAAAAAATGTATATACAGGAAAAATACAGCTAATACCTAAAGGTTACTACAAATACGAAATATTCGAAGTTGTAGATAATAATGGATGTAGTGCTTCAGGATGTGATACATTTGCTTCAACTTTAGGTAATTGTCCAGATCCTACTTTAACAAGTGGGTGTAAATGGGAATTAAAACAAAGTTCTACAGTAGTTGAAACAGGTACAGGTGATTTATCTAATAAAGAATTTAGTGGTTTAGCAGCAAATACTTATACAGCTTATTTATACCAAAATGATAGTGTATCATCACCTACTAATATATTATCACAAAACATAGTAGTTGGTAGTAAAACTTGTTCATCTGATCCTGATAGATATTTACTTATTACTAAAGTAGACCAACAAAAAGAATATATGGGTGTTACAATAAGTTCAATAGCACCAGCAGATTATTATGTAGTATTTACAAGTGCAGACAGTACAACTTATATAAAACACACTATAACATCTAATCCTGAAACTTTTACTATTAATCTACCAGCATATACAACGTATCAAGACGCTACAGGTGCTAATTTTACAGCAGGCTATGGTACATATAATGTTTACATTTATAATGCTTCTAACGTGCTTGTAGACACCTACAATCAAATAACTGCTATGAGTTCAGATATGCCTTCACCAGCTAATGTATTTGCTTTAGCAATTAACAATGCTTATAGTACAACAGCTTGTTCACAAGGAGTTGCAACAGGTAGTATATTTGTA